TGACCAACTTCACCAGCAAATTCGCCATCTGGGTCATCTGCTCTAAAAACGGAATATATCTCTGGTTGATCACTATATCGCTGTTCTAATCTTATTCCAGTTTCACTCTTCAAAACTTCCTGCACCTGTATCTGGTTCTGCTGGAAAAACTCCTCAACTTCTGCTTTGGATACTTCACCCTTTTTGGTCTTGATCCAATCGTCAAAACCGGTCCACTCAAATTCATCTTTGTTGACCCCTCTACCTTCTAACTGGCTCTTAACCTTGTTGGCAGGGATTGTTTCTTTCGATATATCAACCGCAGCTGTTTTACCTGGTGATGTAAAAATGGGTTTTGCTGAATCATTTGCTTTTACTATCTGTTTTGCTGTTGTTCCTGCAAATAAAGGTATTGGCACAGGATCAAAGAAACCTGCACCTATCCTTGCATACGTTTCTAAGTCAGTTTCAGTAGTGGGCGGGATATAACCTGCATTTTCTCCAAATTCTTCTAACTGCTTGCTACCTAAGAACGGATCTCTTGCACCTTCCTGGACCGCATTTAGTCCTAGACTCTTGGCAACATCAAATCCGGCCTGTTCACCACTTGGTAATAGGCTTTTTAGACCTTCAGTAAGATAATCAACGCCCATACCTACAATATCTGCAGGCGCACCTGGTAAATCTGCATACCAAGCCCGCGTTGTACCTGCAACAATGGCTTTTTTCTGTTCTGGAGTCAGTTGCGTGTGGTTCTGGACACTATTAATTGCATCTTTTACTTTTTGCAGCTTCTTTGCTTCATCTACACCCTCTTGATGTACTTCAGGTGTAGGTTTCTGCATGGCAAGCATATTCTTTGCGTTATTCTTCTGCACAGAACGTGTTATTGGATGCATTCCTTGATATTGTTGTCTTGTTTCTGCCATATTAGTTCAATATTTCATCGTAAACAGGGTCAATCCCAGGTTCTTCCCACCAAGATTGGACGTCCCCCACCATTTTTGCCTCTGCTGCTGCTTCCATCTTCTCTTCTTCTGCTTTATACCACTCATCTGTTCCTATAAGTGGCTGGAAATGCTCAGATTGATGTAGAAATGCCAAGGATTCCCTCCAGACATACAAAAGTGCGTCACAAGCGTGGTTTTCGCAATCACTGCGCTCAATAAATCGCCCCTTAGTACGTTCGTTTAAGTCCCATTCTAACAATTCCAACTCATCAATCAGCAGCTGGTTTTCTTCGGTATCGTAAATCTGGAGCTTACCTTTTTTAAAGTCTGAATTAAGCAGCTCAATGTGATCATGCTTTGCCCTCTTCTGAGCCGGTAATATGTTAAGAGAAAAACGCTTTGACATCTCTTCCACGACCATCTTTCCCAGGCCACCTGTGTCTGCGACAATTCGCTCAAACTCATATTCGTTATCGAGCCACTTAATCTTCTTGCCAATATCATCAGATGTGAGGTGCGTAAATTTGCTGACTTCCAGAACGTAAGTCTCTGGGTGTATGTCACTCCAGCCCACCACAACAAATGCAGTGCTATCAATAAACCCCAAATCAACGCCCAAAGCATAATGAAAATCGACATCAGGCAGTTCCTCGCACAAGTTCCGTATCTTGTTAAACTGGTAAACCAAGCTGTTTTCATCACGGACCCACTCACCACAATATTCCCGCCTGTATGTTGCATCTGTCAAACTCCAGCTGTTCTCAATAATCTTTCTGTCTAACCAAGCTTGCGCACCTGGTAAATGTGGATTCTGAAGCAGTGTCCATGCATGAGATTCCCATGAGCTTTTCTCTAACTGGTCTGCGTCAAAAAAATAACCAGCTGCTGAAGATGCCGGAGTCCCAAAAAGCCAGATAGCTCCGTCTAGATCCAAACTTGCAGGTTCTAAAATATCATCAATCAATGTGTGCAAAGTGCTAGACTTAATACCCTGTGCTTCATCAATTACACAAAGCGCATACTTAGGTCCACGGAACTTTTCAATCTCAGTTGCATCTTGACAACCACCCATAATAATTTGGCTGCCATTCGGAAACCTAACCGTTAAGCTGTTCTCCAAAAACTCCATACCAAAAGCCCAAGTGCGTTCAATCTCACGCAATGTGGTCCAGACAATACGCCTAGCATTCTTGATACTCAGCGTAATATACGGAACCAGCAAATTATCGTTATTGATTGCTGCTGAAATTAACCCCACTGCTGCCAAATGTGTCTTACCTGCACGTCTACTACATCTTGCCAATTTCTTTTTTTTGGGGGATTCCAGGAACTCCTTCTGAAACGGATGCAGCGAATTCTCTAATCCTGCACAAAGTTCCTTCAGCTTATTCCGTACAGAATCACGCGCACGTTTCCGCTTTACTGCTTCTTCTACGAGCAGCCTTTTTTCGCGGGTCCACTGTAGATCGTTTGCTGCTTCCCGCCTTGCTTTCTTGAGCGGAGATCCCGCCATGATATTCCTCCATACATTGAACATTATTCATCGGGACCAATCTGGTGTGCCGAACACCCTGGACAATCCGTTCTACAAAGATCAAACCCTCTGTGTAGTAAATTTTAGTGTGTGTGCCGTTCTTCTCACCGCGCAGCAATATCTCACTGGTTCCTCCAGGCATCTGCAATATTCGCAGTAAGTGTACTTTCTCAAGTTCCATTAACTAAACATCCGATAGGGATTCCACAAAAACCGCACCTTCGGGAATGCTATAAACAGACTCTTCGTGCGGTGCGATATTACAATCTTGCCATTAGGTAATCCGGCAGCTCTAAACAGACACCCACCAATACCAAATCCACGGAACGCACTCTTGACGTAAATGAAGTGCAACAGCTCTCCTGCGCTGCATACGAACCCCCAGACCGTGTCCTCGTCATCAGGGTCACAGGCGAGTGTCAGGGTGCTGGTGCTGATAATTTTCTTGAGGAGCGTGTCGTGTTCATAAATCAGAAGAGAGGGGGGCGGGGGTGGAGTGGTATGGGGTGTGTCAAAACTCCACGGACTCTCAGCAGCTACAGTCTTGCACCAAGCATCGGCTACAAAGCCTAGCGCACGCTCATCTGGTTCAGGCTTGCGCAGCAGCACAGCAATCTGTTCTTCGTTGCGCTGAGTGGGATACACAAGACCCTTCGGGCTACTAACCCGACTGCCTATCTGTGAATCATCTGTAATCATTGGTCTTTTCTCATCCATGAGCTATTTGCTGTACCATTGCTGTACCAATTGTGGTAATCCACAACTTATGGTGGGTGATAAATGTTATATGTACCATTTATCCTATTATCGTACATATAGAATTTATCAATTCCCCTCTATTTGTTCTGCGTTTACAACCTGCAGTAGTGCTGGATCTTCTCTAAGCTCTGTCAGCAGCTCTGAATCACTTATCCTAGCCAGATTAACCTGTATCTTAGCTACATTAGCACTATCGTTGTTCCACTGTTCAGTAGCCATGTTGCGCAAAAAAAACATGGTAGATTGTGCATTGCCGGAATCGATTTGTTCCTTCAAACTTGTGGCCCCATTCCTAATACCGCGCGCGCGTCCGCGTGAAATGGCCTCCGTGAGAGCGCCCACTTTTGCCTTATACTTGTACAGTGTGGATGGGTTGCAACCAAGCGCCCAGGCAGTCTGATCTATGCTCATCCCTAGCGCACCACACTCTTCTGCTTCCTCTAGTACCTTGTCCGTCACATCAAATGGCACAGTCATGCTATCTTAGCTCCTTTGCACCTATTTGTTTTCCGACTCACCAATCTGAGATTACTGCGCTTATTGCTACCACCCTTGCTTAGTGGTTTCTTGTGGTCAACCTCACGCGGATCACCAGGCTTCAGCTTCATTGCATATCTAGCTCTGTGCCTAGCGTTATTGTTCTTACGCTGCGCAGGTTTCTTGTGATAGGTATCGTATTCTTTGCGGTAGTTGCGTTGTTTCTTCTTTATCATTTGCGTTTCCGGTTGCAGTTATTTCTTTTTCTTCTTCTTCTTTTTCTTCTTTGCTACTGGTGGTTTGTAGTACATAGTAATTTAGCTCTTGAGTGTGTAGGATGCACTGCCTGTTGATGATGCACCACCGCTGGAATAATCCCAGAACAATCGGACATATCTTGCAGCTAATGATGTAATCTCCAGGACATTGCTTTCTGCACCACTGACAGCTGTAGCTGCTGTGATGTTCACGAAAGTCACACCATCGTTGCTGCCTTGAAGAAATAGATTGCCAACTGGTGTGTTCGTGGCGTTGTTGACTACTGTCATTGAAACGCTGCGAAACTGTGCTGCATCAATTGACGGACCTAAGAGGTCTGCGCTGAAGGCTCCGGCAACGACATACGTTGTTGAATTTCTGTATTGTACAGGATTCATGTGTTCCTTGAGTTGGGGTTTGTGTTGGGTGAAACTTACTTTAGCACAGAAGTTTGTGAAAACCCAAACGTGAGTTGTGGATTTACTACAAATTCTTATCTTTGAACAACTGTTGAATCTTTGCGTCTTGCTTCCAAGATTCCGGTAATTCCCGCCAGTATTCAGATATGTGTTCTTTTGTCATTGTAGCTAATGTGCTGCGTACCTGGTGGCGTTGATTCTTAAAGCTAGTCTCTATGGGAACATTGCGATCAACCTCAACCACCGGCCTTGGTGCTTTGTAATCCAGAAACTGCTGGACCAAACCATTTGCAGGATTCAGAAACCCTTCAGCATCTTTGTGGTAGCTGTTAGCTTTACTGCAAGCAGCCATGTATTTCTCCATTGCCGTTTGGATCTGCTCAGTTGTGAGTTTAGTGCATTGCGCTTTCCAGTGTTTGTGTGCATTGCTTTTCACCCCACCTGTACCCCTCCACTTTTTAGACAACCAAGCAGACCACCATTTTTCAAACTCAACAGAATAGCCACCGGCTATGTTTGTTTTAGAATCCTTTTCCTTATCTTTATCTTTACCCTTATCCTTAACCTTATCCTTATCCGTATCCTGATCGGGTTTTCTAGGTTGCTCTAGGTTTTCTAGGTTGCTAGATAACCCAGTAGGTTTGCTAGGTTTAACAGGTCTGCCACCTTGTGATCCGTTGGTTCTGCTTGCTTCTACTCTTTTCTGATACTTCACCTCATCCAACAGAAACTGGTTCTTAAAGAATTCAAACGCCATTTTAATGTCTGGCGAAACGTCTACACCATTAGTCTTTTCTCCATTATCGTTTGCAATATTATATTCAAATATGACACGAAACAGCTTACCTAATTCCTCATCATCTAGGTGCTTTATCGGTTCATAAAATGACTTATAAATCACAAACGATTGTCGTACAGATACATCCATGTTTCCTTTCATTATTTAAAACGGTATATCATC